CAGCTGCGCTAGTAGCCGTGTACCGCATAGCCCGCCGTCTAGATGACGCAGTCGGCAAAGATTCTCATGGACGAACATTGTCTGAGCGACTAGAGCGCGTCGAGCACCAACTCTGGGAAAACGGCGGGAGTTCACTCGCCGACCGAGTAAACCGCATCGAGGCAACAGCTGCACAGACGCACACCGAGACAGTTATGGTCAAAGAAATCCTTGTGGCCATGGTGGCATCTAAAAAATAATCTTCAAAAAAACTACGTATTTATATGTACGTTTTATTGATGTGCAGCTGTAAAATGGTTGTAACCACTCAAAAATAGGTGGAGCGGCTTAAGGATAAAGATGTCATTCGCAGAACGACTAGAACAGCAAGTAGCAACTAAACTCCAACCAGGGCACAAGCGTTGTGCTCTAGCCAACCTATTCACTGATGAGCGTCTTTCAGAAGACGACCGTGCTAAGCTTCTTGAAGTAGTAGACACCCCAAAAAACGACCCACGCCAGGTGTCAGCTGCGACTATTGCACTAGCTCTTCGTGAAGAAGGCATCGAAATAAGCAAGACAGCAATCGGAGACCACCGGCGCAAAGCGTGTCGCTGCTACTCGAGGAAAGAAAACTAACTAAAATGACTTTTTCAGAAAACTTGGAGAATCTAGCCAGCCCAGGGCAAAGCGGCTCTGACGCAAAGGCACTAGGTACTCCTGAAAACTGGCGACCACGTTTAGAAGTAGACGAAAACGGTGGATTCCTAATCTCAACGCCTCGCAGCGCAGGTGACATTCCAAATGCTGCCGATCTTCTAAACGAGTTCGACCTAGACCCTAATTCATGGCGTGTTACCGGCGTACGTCGCTCGCGCTGGCAGAAGTACGATGGCGAGTGGCTAGAAGCCTTCCGCGTAAGTGTAGTTCCAGCAACGACTTATGCAGTAGAGCAACTCGATGCAGAGAAGCTAATAGACGAAATCAAGGGATGGCGCCCAGACAAGGGAATCAAGCAGGCAACCGGAAACGGTGCCTTTTCTATTTTTCCTAGCGACCAGCAAATCGGTAAGAAAGCAAATGGTCAAGGAACGCAGCAGTCGATTGACCGAATCCTGCACTTAGGGTCTGCGTCTATTGAGCGCTTTCACGCACTTAGAAAGATGGGACTAAGCCTAGGCACCATCGTCCTTGGTCTACCAGGCGACCACGTAGAAGGACTAACAAGCCAGAATGGTAGACTTCAAGGTCAAGCCGCATCAGACCTAGGCCTAACTGAGCAGGTTCGAGTTGCACGCCGACTACTAATGGCACAAATTAAGTCGCTCGCTCCTTTAGCAGAGCGCATGATTGTTCCAGTCATCAACGGAAACCACGACGAAGTTACTCGTCAGGTTGCTGCCGATCCCGCTGATGGCTGGAACGTTGAGATTGCATCAGCAGTGCAAGACGCATGTGCTGAGAATCCAGCGCTACAACACATTGAGTTTAGGTACCCAGCTACTGGCCACCAGACACTCACGGTGGATGTAGAAGGAACAATGCTTGGTATCTTCCATGGACACCAGATGCGTGACCCTATCAAGTACCTATCTGCTCAAGCAGCAGGACAGACTGCACTAGGTAATGCAGATGTCTGGGTCTCAGGCCACTACCACAACTTCAGATGTACTGACATCGGCCACCGCCTATGGGTTCAGTGCCCAACTACCGACCCAGGTTCAGAATGGTTCCGTGACCGTGCAGGTCTAGAGTCTAAGCCTGGACTTCTAACGATGGTTCTAGGCGGAGACCACGAGCCACGCGAGCACATCAACGTCATTCCAGTAAGACTGTAGTGTCTGAATACCCAGACTGGTTCTCTACAGGAGTAGCCGTTCAGCTTTTTGCCCAAGGACTTGGGGAGTTTCAAGATAAGCCGGTAAACTTTCTTCAGATAGGTGCATATACTGGAGACGCTTCTGAATGGCTGCTTCACAACGTCTTGACACACGAAGATTCTAAGCTCACAGACGTAGACACTTGGTCCGGTTCAGATGAACAAGCACATCACCCACTTAATTGGGACGATGTTGAAGCTTTTTATACTAACCGTCTTCAGCACCACATCGATGCAGGTCAACTTAGAAAGATAAAATCTACTAGCGCTGAGTACTTTGCTAATCACGATGACATGTACGACTTCATCTACGTGGACGGCGACCACACAGGCATCGGAGTTTTAGCTGATGGTATGGACTCATACGATTGCCTAAAGGTCGGCGGCATTCTTGCCTTTGATGATTATGGCTGGAACCCTGACAAACTAGAAAGACACCTAACACCGGCTCCAGCAATTGACGCTATAGCAAGTCTTTACGTTGGAAAACTACAGACTATCTATACAGGATACCAAGTATGGTTTAGGAAGATTTCTTAGGCTTTTCTTTAGCCTTCTTCGCCTCGGCTGCAACCTTCTTCTTTAGGCGTTCAGCGGCTTGCTTCTCAAGTTTATCGTTCCGCTGAGCGTGGTACGCTTCAACAGCGTTTGCGCTTGTGCGACTGCGCCAGGTAAAGTCACAAGACGTGCAGCGTACCATTTTCATAGTTGCCCATCGGCCACCGCCAGGCACATCTTTCATGAAGGTCTCTAGCTTACTAGGTCTAGCGGTGCAGAATGGACACTGAGGGAATCGGCGTCGTCGTGATTCTTGACCATCCCATGACACAGACAAAGTTCTACGTATGTCGCCTTCATCTCGACCGCCCCAGATACCCCAGATTTGGCGATTCTCAAGTGCCCACTTCAAACAGTCTTGACGGACAGGACAAGAGAAGCAAAGATTTTTTGCTTGGTACTTTTCATCTGCTTTGCTAGAAAAGAAAAACTCTACTAATTGCCTATTTTCAGGCTTGGCGCACTCGGCGTCTTTTTGCCACTCTAAGCCGTTCGATTGGCTACTTACCATTAGATTTCCACCCATGTGATTTCAAGAACATCGTCAACACACTCGCCTTCGCGCGTTTCGCCTTGCTCATCACATAGAGTGAAGTCTCTGGAACCTTCAATCTCTCCCGCATGCCCATGAGTAACGACTGCACTTTCAAGTGCGGCGAAGGCTTGTCCGAGAGAGTAGACCGAGCCATCGCGTTGTAATGCTGAAGCCAGCGCACGGCGAACGACTTCATGCTCCACGTCTACGTGGGTTTCGGTGAAAAACACCAGGCAGTCTGAACGGCTAGGTTCGAAACCTTCACCAGTCCATTCTTGCCACAGGCTTTCACCTATGCGTGAGTCTTTGGCCACAATGCTCCAACTTTTAGTATTGAAGCAAATATATCACACTCAGTGCCCAGAACCGCGCGTAGGCCAACGTGTTTCACATAAGCTAAGTAGGTTGCACTCTTTATATAAAAGCGCGTCAGATTGTCACTTATTAGCCTTCTGGCGAACCGCTGTAGTCTGTGCTATGCCATAAGTGTAGCTGCCGTTGATGTCAGGCCACACGTAAGAATACAGTTCTGGTCTTGTGCCAGTGTCTTCTGGCCAGCCAAACTGAGAATACCAGCTGTACTCCTTATTGAGTAGTGCGACTCGATGACTAGAAGCGACTAGTTCATAGAGTTCGGTGTTGGTAATCCAGACTGGCAAAGAAGGTCTCTGACTGGCTATGATTCCAGCATTCAACGCGTGTTGCATCGTTTGCTGAGCTTTGTCGCCAATAGTCGACTTGAAGCCGCGCGCCTTCCATTCATCTACCATTGCTTGAATGTACTGATTCAACGCAGCCTCGTGTCCACGCCACATGTGCACGGCAGGGTGGTTGCGCCAGCCTTTTGCTGGTCGATGGTTTCCGTTTGGGTCAATTTCAGATAGAACCATGAGAACTTGCCAGCCTTCAAGGGCTTGCTTGTTGAGGCGCTTGTTGTCAAGCACCTTAGCCATGGCCTCGAAGCTGCTAGTTAGTGGAATGAATGTCTGCATAATTGTCCTTTCGTCCTTATGTTTATAATAACATAAAAACACCAGATTATGCTAATCTACGATAAAATTAGTGCTCCAGCCAAGACTGCTAGCCTGAGCGAACAACGGAGCATTGTAAGTATAGATGTTATAGAACGTCATAGTAACTGCAATAAGAACATCTTGCGGAATGCTTAGTTCTAGTGCACGTCTGCAAACGCGCTCGGCAAACTTAGCGTAGTCTTTATTTACGTAAAGAACCGCATGAGCACCTAGCATACTAACCACTCTGTACACGTCATCAGCCGCCGGCTCAGTAACGTACGCCATTGGCGACGTACTCCACTCAAGCATGCTACCACGAATCTGTCCTAAGCCTAGAGAGTAGTGACCTAGATACATCGCATCGGTGTCATCAGGAACTTCTAGCACATCTAGCGCTGGACTCAGCTCTACACAGTCGTCTTCAATGATAAGAACCGGACCGTCTATCGTTTGCGCAAGCTCTAGAGCTCGAATGTGTGAATCTGTACATGCGTCTATAAAGTTGTCAGGATTGTCTGTTGCGCTAAGCCGTATTACTTCTTTGAATAGCCATCGAGAAGTTATCGACTCAACAGAAGCTCGTCTCTCTGTTTCGGCTTCAAGATTTATATAGATTAGTGTAACGTCACTTAGTTTTATCTGCAATTTGCCCAACCTCAAAGCCGATGCCGGCGTACCCAGCAATGTCAATCCATGTGTCAGGCTGGAACTCACCCTTGTTTACGTAGCGAGCCATCTTCAATCCGACCATCGCCATTGCCACATCTTGAGGAGTTACCTCAATGGCGAAGATGACTGACCAGATTTTAGCAATGCGTCCTAGGTTGTCCTCAGGAGCACCGTACTGTGTATCACGGTCGCCTGCAATGATTCGTGCTGCTTCACGCAACGCCTCAATACGAGGAAGGTCTTTGCCTTGTGGTTCTTCGGTCATTAGCGGACTCTCTTCTCAAGGTCGGCAGGACGGAAGTGAACACCATCCACGGTCTTGTCTGCAGAGTTGAAGATGATGTCACCTGAGCGAATAGCGCCAATAACACCGACCTTACCGTTGAACGATACACCTCTGTCTCCGTCAAACGCGTTACTACGAACACGAACAACTTCACCAATCTTTAGCTGGCCAGGCTGAGCCTGGACCCAAACCTCATTGCCAGGCGTTTGAACTAGCGCGTGTCCTTGAGCGACCTTGCCAAGAATCTCAAAGATGTCCTTGGCTTGTTCTGGCGTAACATCAATGTCTTCCCAAGCCTTTAGCAGTTTTAGCACTGCCTTGCCTGTGCCAACACGGACTTTTGCAGCAGTGAACTGCTGGTTTATCCATTCGTAGTTTACATTAGTCATTGCTAACCTCACACTTACTGCAGTAGTTTGCGTTGTCCGGATTTGGACCAACGTCATCAATGGCGCGTGTACACTTTGCGCACTTCACACCATCAGCCTTTACGGCATAGCCTGCCTCTTGACGCTTGCGGTTCTTTTCCATTTTTTCGAGATAGAACTTATCTAGCTCTTCGTCAGTTCCTCCACAAGCAGTGATGATGTTAGCAACGAAGTGTAATACGTCAACGGCTTCCTTGATTACTTCTTCACGGTCTGCGTATGGAGCGTCATGCTGCCAAGGCTTCCATGAGATAGCTTGACGCATTTCAGCAAGTTCATCATCAATGGCAAGCATGTTCCAGCGCATAAACTCAACTAGCTTGTTGATTTCTTCAGGAGAGTCTCCCTCCATCGCATCGTAGTCGATTTTGAAAACGTTCTTCTGAAGGTCTTTAGTGCGTGCAAGCCACTCTTTAAAGAGTTTGTTGTCGGTCATTTGACTGCCTTTCGTTTTGTAATCCCTAGTGTCTTGTGCAAGTTTTCATACGCATCGTTTAGAGAAGGGATAGCTGCCAAATACTCTTCACGTTGCTTAGTGGCAATTGTATTACGTTCCTCTTGAGATAGCGCCTCAATGTTGGCAGCTAGGTTTCCCCAAGACTTACCTATCTTCACTGTCTCAGTCCACAGAGTAGCGATAGGAGTTCCTGTATTCATCGCCTGGATGTATCTGTATGTCCACCAAGTACCGTCTTTTTTGTGTGGAGTAATAAGTACACCAGTTGAACGAGCAATTTGTTCTTCGACTAAGTCGTCAGCCCATCCCTTGTTCCACTTCATCAGACTTACCGGATAGACTAGTCCAGTAGATACTTTTTGTATCCATGGCGAGTTTGCCGAGTCTGCCGACCACTTTAGTCTGCGGTCTGTTTGATGAATTGCAGGTGTCAGTAGACCGGCATCTAAATTGACTCCGACTAGACTTTGGATTGCATTATCTGAAAACTGGTCATGTACCGCGGCTGAGTCCTGCCACGGTAGACTTGGATACATTGTTACAGGCCATGTAGCGGTCAGAAGCCGCTCAACTGTTGCCAGGAGGCGCGTACGGACCGCTTCTTGTTTGGCCTGGTTGAATCCACGTCTATTCATGTAAAAGTCTTTGGTTAGTGATTTAGGGCTAGCCGCTATAGTCTTTAGGCTAGCAATTATCTGTCCTGGTTGAGGAGAGTCGACTAGTAGTCTGAGTCTTTTATCATCTAGCAACTCAGTGATTACGTGCAACCCGCCATAGCAGTAGTTTGCACTAAGACTTGTAAGTGGTGAAACACCAACGATGACAGAATCAAACTGAGATAGAAACTCTTTGGTCCATTCAAAAGATGGAACTTCCCAGACTACTTCGTGCCCGGCGTCTCGCAGTGATTTCTCGAGTACTCCAGTGAAACTCAGCGTACGAGCGTTAGCTTTACGAGAGGCTTGTGCTGCAGACATTCCTGTCAGAAGAATCTTGCTCATTTGATTTTAGTTTCTAAGCTTTCAGTGGAGTGGCGTAATACGTCATTTGAAATGTTGTCCTTCGTGCATAGCGCACCTGGGTACCGCCCATAAATAGACGATACCCAGGCACAAGTTCTATGTTTAGAACGGTGATGCAGGCGCAGCAGGTGGAGCTGGCGGTGCAACTGGTGCAGCTGGAGCTTCTGCAACCGGAGCCGCTGGGGCAGGTGCAGGAGCTGGTGCTGGTGCAGGAGCCGGCGCAGGTGCAGCGGCAGCTACAGGTGCAGGAGCACCAGCGGCAGCTACAGGAGCGCCGACATAGTACTTCTTGATTTCGTTCTTCTTAGAACCCTGCCATACACGAGAACCAATCTGTGCACGGAATGGGCGGTGAAGAAGCGCAGCCTCGATAGTCGAGTTGCTCGGGCTAGCTGCGAAGTAATCGCGGTTTAGACCAAGTGCTGCCATCTTCGCGAAGAAGATGCCTAGCGCTGCTGGGCTGTCCGGTGACACAACCAAGTTGTCCCAGATGCGGCGCTTAGCAAACGCACCAACCTGGACCTCAGCTGTGATTTTGAACATGGTTTTACCTGACTGTGAAACTGCGGCAGAAGCCTCAATCACCTTCAGGTCGTAGTCGCCATCTGGTAATGGCTCGTATGCACCACCGGCTGCTTCGCCGGCGTCTTTGACTAGGTCGCCCCAGTTGAGTGAACTCATAGTTCAGTTTTCCTTATCTCTTTACGAGGATCGTCTAACCGGTTGGCTAGGACGACTTTTTCTTGGTCTCGGACTTAGGACCAAAAATCATGTCGAGCATACGCTCGATTCCCATGTCCTGCTGCTCAACAATCTTGCCAAGTCGTCCTTGTACGCGTTCGCCTGCCTCATAGTGGTCAGTGCGCTCAACGTACATGCGACGTGCCTTGTAAGGCGGTTGAGTTGGATCGGGATTTGCGATTGTCTCCACATTGATTGCGCCAAGCACATCGTAGAAATACGGTGCTTGAATCGCAAGCTGACCCTGCAAGTAAGGACGCAAGCGTCCGTCCTGACCTGGTCGTGCCATTGCAGTAAGAACTACTGCCTCTAGTGGAGCCGTTGGATGCATCGTTAGGTCTCGCAAGTCACGGAGCAAAGCACCCATGTGACGAAGTAGTTCGCCCCACTGCTGCATCTGCATCTGGTTCTTGCCAGCGATGTTATCCATGCACTTGACCTGGAGCTCCGAGATGGAGTCAATAATCAAGCTCTTGAACTGGTGCTTACCAAGCTGTAGCCACTGGTAAGCCTTTAGAACCGTGTCGTAGTCGCGAACCATGACGACACAAGTGTCCCATGTTCCATCAGCTACTGGCGGCTCTTCTCGTAGTGGGTCCCAGTACTTGACGTTGATTGGAAGGAAGCGGTGGCCGCCTTCCACGTCGAGCATTAGGCGTGGGTACGGTGCTGTGACTGCCAAGGTGGACTTTCCAACCTTCGACTCGCCATAGACCATGATGGTTAGACTGCGTTGTACGTCAGACATCATTCACTTCCTTTTTTCTCATCGGTAATTCCGTAGTATCCGTACGGGTCGGATGCTTCGAAAGAGTCACTGAGTGCTTGCTCGGCGGCTGAGCCGTCATCAATGAGCGTGCAAACAGAGTAGAACTGGCACTTCCACTTGCAGTCACGACTTGGTCGTGGGTAGGCTAGGAACTGGTGATTGCCACCAGCATCTAGTCCTTCACGAACACGCATCATGTCTTCAAGAGTGCCGTGTAGACGCTGCCAAAAAGCTCGCAGTGTAAACACGTTGTGGCGTACTTCCATCTGCTCAAAGAATGGTGGACGTGCATTAGCTGTACGCTTTACCTTCTTGAGTAGAGTGAAGATACCGCCTTCTGAACGTTCGCCCTCTTTGTTCTGGGCTTGTTCAAGAAGCATGTAGGTCAGAATCTGCTCGTTCATTGCAGCTTGACTTGTAAAGTCAGCAAACGAGCCTCCAACAGTTTTGAAGTCACGGAACATGCGCACGCCGTCACCCTTGCGACGCACGCGCATGTCAAGCTTACCTTGAAGGATAACCTTGCCGTCCATCAATGGCATCTCAATGATTTCCTCATTCGAAATACGCTCGAGCTCAGCATCAATGCCTTCGTCCTCAACCCACTGAAGGTAGCCTTCAAGCATGATGCGCCCTAGTTCACCTTCGCTCTCAAGTTCACTGACATCGCTGAAGCTCTCAATAAGAATCTGTCGGTCCTTTTCAAGAAGCTGCGCGTGAGCCTCAAGCAGTGGAATCTCTTGTGAGTAGTACATGTCTAGCGCTTCGTGGATACGTGAGCCTAAAGCTAGTGCACCAGTCATGTTCGCACTCTTCGGCTTGAGGCGGCGGTAGTACGACAACCACCACTTGCGTCGGCAATCCTTGAATGTTTGAATCTCAGAGTTTGAGATTCTCACCGGAGCCTTTTGTTCTTGTTCAGTCATTACAGATTACCTGCCTTGTCGTCCTTGAGTAGTGCTAGTAGTTTGTCTTTGTCCTTGACGATCTGTTCAAAGTTGTCTGCCTTAGTTTCTAAGACCTGCAGCACACGTTCTTCGATAGTACCTTCAGTAACATAGTCCATTATAATCACAGAATCGTGAATTTCTGAACCAATTCTGTGAATTCGGTCAATTGCTTGCTTGTGCTCAACCAATGACCAAGGTCGCTGAAGCATAACCAAACGTCGACCAGCGGTTAGTGTGATACCGACACCACCAGCTGCAGCGGTAAACAATACCCACTTGGTTCGACCTGACTGGAAGTCGTCTACGGCTTTCTGGCGCTCGTCTTCATCTTGTGCACCAGTAATAAGTCCGTGTGGAATCTCAGCCTTGGTAAGTTCTGCGCTTAGTAGCTCAATTAGCTGGCGTGATACTGCACATACTGCAACTGAGTCGTCACCAAAGTCGCCAGACTTGATGTCATCCATCAATGCATCAATCTTCGCTGATGGACCAATTAGAACAGTTTTAGTTTCACCTGTAGTCTCATCGACCTTCAGTTCGGCAAACGAGCTTGCAAATTGCAGCAAGCGAGTCGTCTGTGTCAGCGGACTTGGCGCTACTACGGCATCTCCACCTTCTAGCTCAGCAATCATTAGGTCGCGCATCTGTTCGTAAGCTTTTTTCTGCTTAGGCGACATCTCGACGTCACGACGCTCGAACATCATTTCCGGTAGCCATGGCAGTACGCGTGCTTTTAGCATGCGACGCATACGAGGGTTGATTGCGGCATGGAACTCTGCTTCCATTGCAGACTTGACACCTAGTACCATCATTCCGCCAAAAGCGTTTAGCATAGTGTCAATCATGCGGTCAATCCAGCGAGTTTTGCTTGGCCACTCCTCAGGAGAAATCCAGTGGAGAATTGCCCACATGTCAAGTACGTTATTAGCAATTGGAGTACCAGTCAATGCATAACGAATGTCTGCATCTCCAGTCGCTGCCCACAGTGCACGTGTCTGCTTAGACTTAGGTTCCTTAGAGCGGTGCATCTCATCAGCAATAACAGCCTTGAAGTCAATCTTGTTTAGCTCACGAAGATGAACCTCACAACGGTTCTCTGAGACCTTTTCATCGTGGCCGCCGCAGTCCTTGCATCGAGCAAGTGCAACAGAACCATAAGGTGCAAGACGTGAGTGTGAACGCAAAGACTCCCAGTTGATTACGTAGACGTGAGTGCCTTCTTCTTCAAACTGTTTCTTACGCTGAGTAGCAGAGCCTTTGATAACTGTGACCTTGACACCTGGCCACCACTTAGCAAACTCACGCTTCCAGTTCTTCTTTAGCGTATTCGGGCAGACAACTAGTGCAGGGAACACCTGCTCACCACGCTCATTGAGTTCTGATAGCGCACGAATCGCCTGAGCAGTCTTACCAAGACCAGGCTCATCTGCTAGCAGTGCACGTCGTGCAGTTGCTAAGAACTTGACACCAGCACGCTGATGTGGGAACAAGTCCTGATAACCTTCACCGTCTGGTAGCGACTCAAGGTCACGAAGTTCATTAGATGGGTTTACTCTAGTAGCAAGTTCATTTTGTGCCCAAGCGGCAAGCTGCTCACCGATAACTAGTTCACTGCGGAAAGTCGAACGCAACGCTAGGCAAGTTGCCCATGAAACCGGGATTCTCCAAAGCTGGTCTTTAGCGCTGTAACTTGCACCTGGAATACTCTTGCAGAGTTCCTTATAGCGCCATTCGGCACCGATGATAATGTGCTTGCCTGTTTCATCAAGCTCAACGTTTACTGGCACGTTGTTCCTTTCGTCATTAAGTCCATAGTATCAAGTAGTTTGACAAAAATACTCGTTTTTGTCTAGTATCTTTGAAATTATACAAGTTTATTGAAGCAAACGGAGTGGCTTCCAACCTAGTCTGATTATGTGAAGTAGTCCATGGCGGATAGCATCAAGTGCATGGCCTTCTCCACCAACGTGCCAATACTCAAGTTTCTTTAGCTTAGCATTGTCGAACATAGCCTTTGCATCAGCTGGAGACTGGAAGTAGATGTCAGTCGTGACACGGCCTACATCTAGTAAGCACTGCTTGAGAATTCCAATCTGCTCAAGCGAGAATGGAGCCTGAGTGTTTTTGACGGTTTGCGCGTTGATAGTAAATCGCTCACAGACAATGTCAATCTCCATGCCCATTGTGTGAGCAGCATCTAACGCTCCTCTAATAGGTGCGGCATACTCATCTTGTTGAACTTCAACCGACCAGACTAGCTTTGGCTCTAGGCCATTACCGTATCTAAACAACGCCATGCCAGTTGCTTTGCCTGGATCGACAGCAAGAATGAACTTCGACATTATTAAGCACCACAACTTTCACAGTCGCAACGGTCTTCAAACGGTGGCATCGTCTGGATTAGCTGAATTGCAAGCCCGACTCCACTAGCCATGCCATCAATGACACGCTTGCTTTCATAGCCTACGCCATTAGAGTACTTCTGTAGGTTTACCTTGGCCTTAGTAAGTTCTTCTATTACTGCCTTGCGCTCATGCATAGCACCTTCACATTGAAGGTCCATGGTAAAAACATCAAACTCATCGAGTGTAAAGTCTTTGTGGATTTTGCGTTCTGTCTTTACTTCTTTTTTCTTTTTCATTAGTACTTGTCTCCCCATGTTTCCATTGGTCCATCAATACCGGACGTGAGCGGAACTGCCCAGCCCTCTGTAGTAGTCATGCACTGTTTTACTGTTTGCATGATTTCCTCAACGTCCTTGCGTGGAGCATTGAGAACGATTTCGTCGTGCACTGGCACGATTAGCAACTCCGTTAGGTCTGCTTGGTCAAGCTTGATTAAGTTACTCTTGAATACCTCAGCCGCACCACCTTGGATTAGGTAGTTTACCAATGTGTAAGTACGGTCATCGTCACAAGGGATTCGTCGACCAGTCCAGGTCTGCACGTAGCCTTGGCCTTCTGCACGAAGGCGTCTCTGACCTAAGTCGTCTATCTTCTTTTGGAATAGTGCCATTCCAGGAAAGCGAATGTCAAAGGCGTCTGATACAGCCTGCATCTGAGTCTTGGCAACACCAGCGGTGATGGCCTGCTTCTCAACACCTGCGCCATAAAGACGACCATAGATTACACCCTTGATTAGGTTGCGTCGCTTGTCTGAGCGCTGCATTGTAGGGTCTTGATAAATCTCACGACCAATCTCAGTAAAAGGGTCTGAGCCAGTGGCATCAGCTAGGTTGAAGAGGCTGATTAGGTTTTCGTCTTGAGACATCGACGAGAACATGCGGAACTCAACCTGGTCAAGGTCTGAAGTAACAATTACGTGGTCTTCGTCTTTAGGGATAAATGCACGAAGACCACGTAATTGTTACTTCAGACCTTGACCAGGTTGAGTTCCGCATGTTCTCGTAACAAT